GCGACCGGGGATCTGCTCGCGGAATGACCAGCGAAAGCTGAGCCACAGATATCGCTCGCACTTGTGACCAAGCATCGATGCGCCGAGATGGTCGCGATGCGGATCGTCAGCCATCGCCTCGTGGTGCTTGTCAATGAGCGCGGCAGTGCTATGATTGGCCTCGGGAACTGTCGCCATGCAGTGTCCTCCTCCCTGTAGACTTGGGGCGGCAGCAATCCACCGCTGCCGCCCCATTTTCGTTCAGGCCTTACGAGCCCAGGGCGGGGCGGCGCGAGACGGCGCAGCAGCGGGCGCTGCCATGGCGGGCTTGCTCGCCGCCACCGGCTGCGGCAGCTGCCCCTTGGCCAGCGGCATCGTCGCGGAGACCTCGTTGCGCGGCCCGTACTCGTCGGATTGCTTCACCGCGACCTTGATCTCCGCCTCGCCGCCGACCAGCTGGTCCGTGTCCTGGACCGATGCGAGCCCGATAGCGCGCATGATCTCGCCAAGCTGGCGACGACCGATCTCCTCGGCGGCTGACGACTGATTGCGTATGTTCAAGTTTTGGAACACCACGCGCCCCTGGTGCGCGGGGCCGAGGATGTCCCACCGGACCTTGATATATTCCCCGGTGCCGGACTTCGTCAGGCCGACGCTGGCCTCGGCGATCTTGGCCTGATACTTGCCCGCCGGAATCGGATCGTAATTTCCAGACGGGGGCAGGTCGTCAGCGCGGAACGATTGATTCAGTAGAGCCATTGGTCACTCCTTCCTGGTGATTGTGTAGCTGGGACGAGACGGCGTGGTGGTGATCGCTGCGAGCAGTGGCGTGGTCACGCTGTCCGGCGCGGATTTCCACGCCTTCGCATCGATCTCGGGCTTCCACCTGAAGATCGTGGCGAGATGCGCCTCGATGCCATGCTCGGCCGCGATCTCCTGAGCCTTGTCGGCATCGACCTTTCGGTTCATGCGGCCGACAACCTTGATGACGAAGCCGTCCGGCGTCGCGGTCTCGGTTCCCTCGAGCGTCTCGGCAATGCCGATCAGGCTCGAAAGCCGGTCCTCGATCTTTCGACGCTCTTCCACCGCCACTCGCTCGGCTTCTTTCGCCGCGAGCCACAACTCGCTGAGCGTCTGCATTTCGCCTCGATGCTCCTGTGCATCAGCCGACATTTGCCGTCTCCTCTCCATACGAAACTCCCGCAGCCGCACGTTTCACATCAGCTGCATCTAAACGATATCGTCCCAGCACTTTGCGTGCAGGAAGCCTCCCGTCTTTGATCGCTCGACGAACTGTGGCTTGTATAACGCCTAGCTCACTGGCCGCTTGCGCGACGGTCAAGCTTGCAGACCGATGTTTGTTTTCTTCGCGTTTCATGCGTTGTCTCCTTGGATCTTGCGAATGATCGCCCCGAGATCGGGGGCTTCCCACGCGGCCAGCTTCCCGCTGCGGTCCTTCGCCTGCCACAGCCCATCGCTGTCGCACATCAACGCGCGTTGCGATGCGCCATCGGCATCGCGCTCGACGCGCAACGCGAGAACCTCGTCGAAGAAGTAGGGCAGCGCCTGGCCGGTCTTGTTTCCCGGCATCGAGGGGGCATAGAGGACGCGCCCCATCTCGTCCTGCGTCTTCTCGACCTTGGCCGACATGTAGACATGCCGCCCAGGCAGATCGCGGAATGACCGGATGATGTCGGTCATCTGCTCCTGCATGGCGCCATAGGCTTGGCGCGGGTCTTTCGTCGCCTTCTTCTCGGCGTTGAGACAGACCTCAGCGATCTCGCTGATGCTGTCGAGCGCCACCGATTTGAACTCGCTCGCCTCGGCGCTGCTCGCCAGCCACGACCATGCTTCGCGCAGCGTGGTCATGTCGGATACCTCGATATACGGGAGGTCGGCGTCCTGAATGGACAGCAGGCCGCCCTCGGCTGACAGCACGATAGGTGCTGGCAGGGTCTTGATGAGCGTCGTTTTGCCGGCGCCCGCCTGTCCATACACCAACAGCTTGACGCCATTGGCGGACAGACCGCTAGTGCGGCTGATCCTGATTGCCATGATGGTTCTTCCTTTTCCCGCCAGTCGGACCATTCCGGTCGGCGTTCCAACAATCTGCGCCAGATCGCGGGCCGATGTCAACGTCGCTTTTCTGGCGCGTTGCAAAGTTTCGGCTTCTGGTCCACCATGGCGCTCTACACGAGGAGGCTACATGGCAGATCTCAGATCCATTCTCGGCGGCTCATGGTCGCCGCCCAAAGAACGCGCGCCGGAACCGCCGGAGCAGCAGCTGCGCGACGCGATGGCAGCAGCGGGCATAGCGCCACCGGCCGCGATCCACCTCGACGGCACGCTCCATCGGTTCGTCAGCGGGGCGAAAGGCCGACCGGGCGCGGGCGATAAATCTGGATGGTACATCGCGTTCGGAGACGGCATCCCCGCCGGTCGGTTCGGCTGTTGGCGCGCGGGCATCGAGCATTCGTGGCGTGCCGATGTCGGGCGCACGGTAACAGCTGTCGAGGAGATGGCGCACGCCCGCCGGATGGCTGAAGCCATCGCGGCTCGCGATGCGGAGCGGCAGCGGACGCGCGAGACAGCCGCCGACACTGTCGCGGCGATCTGGGAAGGATGCGGACCAGCGGCATCAGCCCATCCCTATCTCGCCCGCAAGGGCGTCCAGGCACACGGCGCGCGGGTCACGGGCGACGGGCGTCTGGTCGTCCCGCTCTATCAGCCGGACGGCGATCTGGTCTCGCTCCAGTACATCGCGGCGGACGGCCAGAAGCTCTATCATCCCGGCGGTCAGGCCGGTGGCTCGTGCTGGTGGATTGGCGATCTGGAGGCCGATAGCGGGCCGATCTATCTGGCCGAGGGCTTCGCCACCGCTGCCACAATCTACGAGGTGGCCGACAGGCCGGTTGTCGTGGCCTACAGCGCATCGAATCTGGTCCCGGTCGCAGGGAGCCTTCGGGCGCGCTTTCCCGCTCGCGAGATAGTGATCGTGGCCGACCACGACGCCAGTGGCGTGGGGCAACGGTACGCCGAGCAAGCGGCGGCAAAACACGGCGCGCGGGTGGTGGTCCCGCCGACACCTGGAGACGCAAACGATTACCGCGCGGCTGGTCACGACCTCGCGGCGCTCCTCAACCCGCCGGCAGACGGCTGGCTCATCCCTGCGGATGAGTTCAGCGCGCAGCCATCCCCGATCCGATGGCTGGTGCGCGGGTGGCTCCAGGCCGAGAGCCTCCTCATGGTCCACGGGCCATCGGGCGGCGGAAAGACGTTCGTCGTCTTGGACTGGTCCCTAACGCTAGCAGCAGGGCGGGAAATCTGGCGACAGGCGAGGGTGAAGCCGGGGCCGGTCGTCTATCTAGCGGGCGAGGGCCACGCGGGCCTACGGGCCAGGATAGCGGCCTGGAAGCAGCATCACGGCGTCGAGCGTCTGGACATGTGGCTGTCCAGGGACGGCCTGGACTTGAACACGCCGGACGGGTATCGCCGGACCGCCGAGGCCATTCGCTCCCTGACCCGCCGGCCGGTCCTGATCGTCGTTGACACGCTGCATCGGTTCCTGTCGGGCGACGAAAACTCGGCCCAGGACGCCAAGTCCATGCTCGACGCATGTGCGCGGCTTATGACGGAGTTCGGATGCTCGGTTCTCCTCGTCCATCACACCGGCGTCATGGAAGAGGCTCAGCACCGGGCGCGCGGGTCGAGCGCCTGGCGCGGGGCGCTGGACATCGAGATCTCCGTGGTCCCGGCCAAGGGACAAGACCCGATCCAGATCGTTCAGCGAAAGAGCAAGGACGCCGAGTTAACCGCGCCGGCCTACGCGCGGCTAGAACAGGTGTTGATCGCCGGGTGGACTGACGAGGACGGCCAGCCGGTCGGCAGCGCGGTGGCTGTCGAGGCGGATGCGCCAGTCGAGCGGCCAAAGATCGATCATGCCCTGGCCGGAGATCGCAAGAGGTTTGAGGATGCATGGTGGGCGAGCGGGAAAGAGGATCGCGACGGAGCGCCATATCTATCGCGGTCTGCATTGATCGAATATCTGGTGGCCAGCAAGGTCATGTCAAAGGCAAGCGCGGAGCAAGTCGTTAAGCCGGGCGCGCAAGGACGGCTCATCTGTAAGTTGCTGGAGGCCTCGTTCATCAAAGAAGAGGAGCATGGATGGGCAGTCATAGATCCGGTCCATGCGACAGCGATGATGATTAAAAGACAGGACAAATCCAACCGGTAACAGGGTAACGGTAACGTAACGGAGGGTAACCCGTTACGGGTGGCAAAGGCAGCAGTCGGGTAACGTAACGTAACGGGTTTCTTTAGAACCCGTTACGGCGTTACCCCTGATGCGCGACGAAACGCTAAAATCCAATGCACTTATAAGTTGATACCTGAGGAGATCGTAAATATGCCAAACCCAGCCCGCACACCCCGCCCCAGCGGCCGGAAAACCCGCCCTGGCGTGGATCATCCTGCCGAGCCGGTCATCCCGCCGACGCAGGAGCGCGCGCGGCACGCTGAGCACGGGATAGAGGTGGCCGAGCCCGAGAGGACCGAGCGTGGAGGTGGTCGAGCGTACACCGACGCTCAGGGGAGGGCGTCGAGGCCATGGCGGGTCGTGGACACGCTGGCGGCGATGGAGCGGGCCGGGAGCATAGACGGCGAGCAGAGGGCAGCGGGCGAGAGGTTTCGCGCGCTGTTTGAGATCAGCGGACGAGCCGGGGCCAGCGCGACCAGGATCGAGCCTCGGTCGGGCGGCGGCGATCAGGCGTCGGCCATTGAGCGACGGGTGGCGGCGGGACGGGCGCTGGCCGAGGCGGCGCAGCTGCTCGGCGGGCCGGGGCCGCTGCATAGCATCGTCGTGGAGATCGTGGGGCTCGGGACGTCCTGCTCGGCCTGGGATCGCGCGCACAGATGCCGGGAGGGTCGAGCATCGGCCATGTTGGCTGAGGCTCTCGGTATCCTGGCGAGGGAGTGGCGATGACCAAGACGGCACGCTTGACCCGGCGGCGGCGACACCCTACCCTATCCGGTATGATGCGCGAGGCGCGCCGATGAAGACCATCGGTCAGCCCTTACGAGGGCAAGCGCGCCGGACCCTGACGACGGTGGTCGAGGGCCGAGATAGCTACTACGACAGCGCCGAGCACCGGGCCTGGAGCCGCGAGGTGCTGCGCCGTGCGGCCGGTATGTGCGCGTCATGCGGCGCGTTAGATCGGCGCCTGGTCGCGGACCACCGCGTCGAGATCCGCGATGGCGGCTCGAGGACGGACCCTGGCAACGGGCAAGCCCTATGCT